ATGTGTGGACGTTTTGCACAAGCCCAAACACGTGAAGAATATCTTGCTTACCTCGCCGATGAAGCCGATCGCGACATTGCATACGACCCGGAACCCATTAGCCGGTACAACGTCGCACCAGGTACCAAAGTTCTGCTGCTGAGCGAACGCGACGAGCAGCTGCACCTCGATCCGGTTCTGTGGTCATACGCGCCCGGGTGGTGGGATAAGCCTCCACTGATTAACGCGCGCGTCGAGACGGCGGCTACAAGCAGAATGTTCAAACCTCTCTGGCAGCATGGCCGGGCGATCTGTTTTGCGGATGGATGGTTCGAATGGAAGAAGGAAGGCGACAAGAAACAGCCCTACTTCATTTACCGCGCCGACGGCCAGCCGATATTCATGGCTGCGATCGGCAGTACACCATTTGAGCGTGGTGATGAAGCAGAGGGTTTCCTGATAGTGACGTCTGCAGCTGATAAGGGTCTGGTCGACATTCACGACCGCCGGCCACTGGTTTTGTCTCCGGAAGCAGCACGCGAGTGGATGCGTCAGGATGTAGGAGGGAAAGAAGCGGAAGAGATAGCAGCCGACGGTGCTGTGCCGGCCGACAAGTTTATCTGGCACGCCGTGTCGCGCGCTGTGGGAAATATAAGAAATCAGGGGCATTCTCTTATCGAAAAACTATAAGTCCTATTCAATTCTGATTGAAGGTTTTGTGCCAACCAAAATTTCGATTGGACCAAACCCACCTTCAGACGCCCCAGCATATTCAATAGGGAACCCTGCATCTACAAAAGCAGAATATATTTTTTCCAACTCAGGTGACATATCGCCTCTTATAATAAGTCCTAAAGCCCTTTCATATCCTGAGAAAAATTGTGTCACCACACAAGTTCCTTTAAGTGCAGCATCTATTTTTTCTCTATAAAGCACACACTCAACATCCGAACTAACAAATGTTAACCATATTTTTATTTCATCTCCAATCAGCCTTTCCTTTAGCACGGAGGCCTGAAATTCTGTTACGTCGCGCCAAAGTAGTTGGTTTTTTAAATTCTCAAATTTATATCTATACTTTTCAGCCTCTGCAATATTAGCGTGTACTCTATCTCCCAACCTAGATAGAATAACATTCATTTTATCATCTTTAATTTTAGATAATTTTTCCCCTTCCCTTTCACTCCAGAACAAAACTATTGTTGAAAGCACCGTTACAGCAGCAGAAAAACTCGTCAAAATATCGCTTAAATGTTTATATTTCCCCTCGGCATCCCATAGATACGAAGCGGATGTAATAAATGTAATCATCGCTCCTATGAAAATAAAGATGTTAGAATAAAAGCTAGCTATTGCAATTATTCTCTCTCGATTGTTAGTATTGATTTTCTTTAAAAAATTCATTGTTATCACTTTATTATTTGACACTAAGTAAATCAGAATACCTTGTAGTATATCTTGGTGACAACATCTCGCGCTTCATCTGCCACTGCTGCTGTATGCCTTGGCCAGCAAAATAAAGGGTTCCCTTTCCATCTTTAGCGTTCAGGTGATCAAGCACTTCCATCAACCTTTCGCTACCTGCCCGCGGTGCGTTTTCATCGAACAAGTTTAGTTGGGCTACGCCCTGGCTGAAGAAGTCACCCAGCATTACTCCGGCTTTCTGGTACCGGTGTCCGTCTTTCCAGATTTTGTCCAGGCACTTAACCGCGGCGTTGATGATGTCGCGGGAATCCTGAGTGGGGGTAAGAAGCTTCACTGACGCGCTGTTACCGTAATACGGCTCATTAAGCGCAAAGGGAGAGGTTTTCACGAATGCAGATATAAAACGGCAATACTGATGCTCGCCACGAAGCTTTTCGGCACCTCTTGCCGCATAGCTGCAAATGGCCTGGCGCATCTGCTCATATTCTGTGACGCGTTCGCCGAAAGAACGACTGCAGACGATTTCCTGCTTTGCCGGTGCAAACTCCGCCAAATCGAGGCATGGCTCGCCGCGCAGCTCGCGCACTGTTCTTTCCAGCACGACGTTAAAGTGTTTGCGGATAATCCAGGTACTCTGCTCAGAGAGGTCGAGGGCAGTTTTAATGCCCATTGTGTTCAGCTTTTTGCTGATGCGCCTGCCAACGCCCCATACATCCTCTACCGGCACGATAGCCAGTAACCGCCGTTGACGGTCGATGTTCGACAGATCTACAACTCCGCCCGTCTGACGCTGCCATTTCTTGGCTGCATGGTTAGCTAGCTTGGCGAGGGTTTTAGTTTGGGCAATCCCGACCCCAACTGTCAGGTGAGTGCGTTTCAGGACCGTAGCGCGGACCTCTTTGCCGAACTCGGTCAGGTCCCGGCAGTTTCGCACCCCAGTCAGGTCACAAAAGGCCTCGTCTATGCTGTAAATTTCAACCCGCGGGCTCATTTCTTCGAGTGTTGTCATTACACGGTTCGACATGTCTGCATAAAGCTCATAGTTACTGCTGAAGCAAACAACGCCAGCGCGCCTGAAGAGATCTTTTTGCTTGAAAAATGGTTCGCCCATAGCTATCCCAATGGCTTTTGCCTCGGCGCTGCGTGCGATTACGCAGCCGTCATTGTTCGACAGAACAACCACTGGCCGCCCTTTTAAATCGGGCCGAAACACCGTCTCGCATGATGCATAGAACGAATTCACATCACAGAGCGCAAACATATTCAGCTCGCAGATTTAACGATGAATGTAACCACGCCAAACACGTCCAGTGTGTCTTCACTGCCAACAACGATCGGACTGTAGGCGCTGTTCATAGGATTGAGTTGTACAGTCGGGCGCAGTTGCAGGCGTTTAACAGTGAACTCCCCTTCTACAGCGGCGATAACAATGTCTCCATGCTCGGCAGTGCGCGAGCTGTCGACTACCAGCAGATCGCCGTCGCTGATCCCGGCTTCGATCATAGAATCCCCCGCGGCTTTGACGAAATACGTTGAGCTCGGGTGAGCGACAAGTAACTCATTGAGATCGATACGCTGTTCAACGTAATCAGCAGCCGGGCTTGGGAACCCGCATTGCACCAAATCGCTGAAGAGCGGGATAGCAATAATTTCGCGTAACTCTGCCGGTCTGAAGAACTCCATGATGCATACCTCGAACACTGTTTTTATATACAGTAGTTTTAACTGAGGCACTGATCAAGATGGCCGCTTGTTTATGTTTGGCTACTTCCTGGCCGCTTCGTTTCTAAACCTGTAACGCTATTAGTTTTTTGGTATTTGTAAATTTCAGAAGGAAGAGTGCTGATTGCTCACTTTGAATACTACATGAAGGGATTTTCGTCTGAAACAACTGGGCGAATGGTATGCGTAACTACACCAACCAGGCGAACATCATCAAGTGCCTCACCTTCGATTGCCTCACCATCATCAGTAATGAGCGCCTCACCGGCCCAGAACGCATGTTGCTGGCGTCCGCAAAACCAGATGAGCAATGTGTCACCGCGCTTGCATGCCGATGAGCTATCAATGACATCATAGCCTTCCTGCGTTTCAACAATGCTTGCAGATGGGGGTATAAAAGACTCTATGTCCGCAACAATGGCTGTATGTTTGTCTGCTGCTCGCGATGGGAATCCCATGATACACCTTCACTTAAAACTGTATATGCATACAGTATTATCTATTTACAGTGTCGATCAATAGTGTTTGTGGTGATACACTTCAGACCTTTCTGAATTCACTGATTTATATAATGTTAAAGTTATTCGCCAAGTACACATCAATAGGTGTGATCAATACACTCATTCACTGGGTTGTATTCGCTGTATGCATCTATGCGTTCCACACAGGGCAGGCCCTTGGTAACTTCGCAGGGTTCGTCATAGCGGTGTCATTCAGCTTCTTTGCTAATGCCAGATTTACGTTCAAGTCATCAACAACAACCCTGCGTTACATGCTGTATGTCGGATTCATGGGAACGCTTAGTGCGGCTGTTGGTTGGGCCGCCGATAAGTCTGGTATGGCTCCGATCGTCACGTTAATCGCATTTTCCGCAATCAGTCTGGTTTGCGGTTTCATTTATTCAAAGTTCATTGTCTTTAGGGATGCGAAATGAAAATTTCTTTGGTGGTTCCGGTATTTAATGAAGAGGATGCCATACCAATCTTCTATAAAACCGTGCGCGAATTTGAAGGACTAAAGCAGCATGAAGTTGAGATAGTCTTCATCAATGACGGCAGTAAAGATGCGACAGAATCAATTATAAATACGCTGGCTGTTGCCGATCCCCTTGTTGTGCCACTGTCATTCACTCGCAATTTTGGAAAAGAGCCTGCCTTGTTTGCAGGTCTTGACCACGCCACTGGTGAAGCGATCATACCCATTGATGTCGACCTGCAAGATCCAATAGAGGTTATTCCTCATCTTATTGAGAAATGGCAGGCAGGTGCAGATATGGTTCTGGCAAAGCGCTCTGACCGGACTACAGATGGTCGCCTGAAACGCAAAACTGCAGAGTGGTTTTATAAGCTCCACAATAAGATAAGCAATCCAAAGATCGAAGAAAACGTTGGTGATTTTCGTCTAATGTCACGCGATGTTGTTGAAAACATCAAGCTTATGCCTGAGAGAAATCTCTTTATGAAGGGTGTTCTTAGTTGGGTTGGCGGAAGCGTAGAGGTCGTAGAGTATATCAGGGCTGAAAGGGTTGCAGGGACGACAAAATTTAATGGCTGGAAATTATGGAACCTTGCTCTTGAGGGTATAACAAGTTTTTCAACATTCCCGCTGAGAATATGGACATATATCGGCCTGTTTGTGGCCAGTATGGCATTTCTGTATGGCGCGTGGATGATCGTTGATACTTTGGCGTTTGGCAACCCTGTTCGTGGTTACCCTTCCCTTATTGTTTCAGTGCTTTTCCTGGGTGGTATTCAGCTAATTGGCATTGGTGTTCTTGGGGAGTATATAGGACGCATCTATATCGAGACTAAAAAACGACCTAAATACATAATTAAGAGAGTTAAAAAACAATGAGCAAGGATAGAATTATTTATGTGCTTTCACTAATTGCAAGCATATTAATTGCTGCGGTAATGTTTGCTTCATGGAATATGAGCAAATCAAGAGTGATTGATACACAAGGAAAACAGGCTACTTCTTTACGCTGGGCGGTAGAAGGGTGTGACGTATCAAAAGATTATGTATCGCTTAAAGGGTGGGCATACCTTCCAAATTTAGGTAGGGTTAAAATTAATATTTACGCTGAAGATAATGAGGGTGGCTTTCGGAAGTTAAATAAAACGTCATTCCATGTCCCAGGGGTTAATGAGTCTCTTGGCTTATCACAGTATGAGTTGCCTGGATTCTTTGCTGCCAAGAGAATCATTGGCAATGACAACTTCTCAGGGAAATTCATGATCGAAGCTATCGACTTACAGGGTAATGAGAGCTATGCAACATACGAATGTAAATAAAATAAATTATATACTGTTCATCGTGGCAGCGCTCGCCATCATGCATTTCACCAGAAATGTAACTATTAGGCCTGACGGTGATGATCAGTATTTTATAAATTTATTGTCTTCAAATGATGTTTGGGGGATTTTAAAGGCTAGATACTTGACTTGGTCGGGGCGCTTAGGCGTTGAGTTCGCACTGCTGCATACTATAAAACTCAGTTACTTTTGGATTATTGCTATTCCTGCATGTGTATTTGTTACTTGCTATTCGATGGTTGTTATTACATGTGAAAAGGTAAATGTTGGCTTTGCTCTTATACTTGCTGTGCTTCTTTTTACATTGATGAAATCATCAGTGATCGATGATGCTGTGCTTTGGGTAACTGGTTTCTACAACTACTTGCTACCTGCCGCTCTCGCCACGCTTACATTGGCCATATGTTTAAAGCCTGGTCGATATATTGGCATCGCCAAGATCGTGCCTTTGATAGCTCCATTTATATATGCATACAGTGAGCAGATAGCACTGGCTACGATACTGGCACTTTTGGTTATCTTTGTTTTCAGTAAAGAATGCCATAAAAGCCTTTGCTTAATGAGCCTGATTGTAACTATCGTAAACTTCATGGTTTGTTACTTATCGCCTGGAAGTACAGAAAGAGCACAAACAGAAGCTTGGTTTGCGTTCCCAGATTATCTTACGCTGAATATATTCCAGAAAGCTACACTGGGAGTTTATCTGTTGCATACGCATCTTTCTGATGTAACCAATACTCCTTATTTAATTTTCTTAGTTACTTGCTTCGTAACTGGATTGATATCCTTCAGAAAGGATGCTTTAACTTTAATTGCCTGTGGGCTTGTAGCATTGCAAGTGGTTGTCATGTTCTATCTGTACAAACACGCTGAAAATAACATGCTAAGTTTCTCTCCAGAGAGATTCACTTCAGTAAAAACATACATGTTTGTTCTTATTGATTTGGTTTCTTTCTTTTCGGCCTTATACATTTCCGCCAAATATTTTGACAATAATTATTTAACAGCCACCGCATTAGTTATTGGTGCACTTTCGGTGGTAGCTATGGGTCTTTCTCCAACAGTGTTTAGCTCAGGGACAAGGACTATGTTTGTTTTTGATTTATCTGTAATCATGGCAATTGCTTTGATTATCAATTCCAAGATAGCTGAATACAATAGATAACATTAAAAATGGCATGAAGACATGTGTTCTCTTCATGCCATTTTAATTATTGCTTGATAACCCAAGTCAAACCAGACACACCAACGAAGTTTGTTGATGTTGTTGCTCCATAGATCTTCACTGCGCCTGTAGGCAACACCTGAAGGCTAACCCCAGCAGTATCTGAATAAACAGAGAATTGCATCTCGTACTGTGGTGCAATATTCCTTGGAAGTTGCGCAATCTGAGTTCCTGCCGTAACTGCGCCTGTCGATTTAAAAATTATTCCAGATAAAGATACTACCCCTCCGTCTGATACATCAACCCTTACAGGCCGATCCCCGGAATTTATCGACCAGTTATTCATTGCTATTGGAGTGCGCATTCCTGAGGCTTTTCTTTTCCTTGAAATAGAAAGAAGCCCCATGATTGACCTCGCTACAGACCGGGCAATCACTTTGGTAGCCATAGTTGTCGGATGAATATTGTCATGAACAAAACTATCACCCTTCCCAACCATATTTACATACAGCCCAGAGTTGACATAGTAGGCTGCTATCGGCCCTTCAACCTCCGTGAAGTCCAGCAACTTTGCTCCTGTCTCTGCAGCGACTCGGGCAACAATGTTTCGGTAACGAAATGCCTTATCGTAGTTTGCTGACGGCTGCCCTTTGCCTGTCCCAGCCTGAGTCTGCGTATACCAAAGGCCAAACTTACACAAAATGACAGGTTTTCCTGCAGTAACGCAGATGTTAACCATCGCAGAAAGGTTGGATCTGAATGCGGTGTAATCAGTCTGGCCTTGTCCGTCATTCGTACCGATCGCAATAACTACTACGTCAGCATCAGCAACCCCGACGGACTGCATTACAGCAAGTTGCCCGGCAACATTATCTCCCGGAACTGCTTTGTTGATAATGTTCCAGGCCCGAAGCCCCTCAGAAAACTCCAACTCCCTTTTGAGGTATGTTGGCCAGCAATCCACCCGCGGCGCAGATATTGAATCGCCAAACACTTTAACAGCAAGGAATGAGTTTCTGCTGTATTTAGCATTGACTATTTTTACAGGGTTAAAAATATTAATAAGAGGGTTGCTTAGCCCTGAATTGAAAAATGCACCAAAGCCAGCATCAAGAATATAACCAGGTGTATTAATAGTAATAACAGTATAGCCGTTGAACAAAATATCATAATTGTTAAAACTGTTAACCCTGATTTTCCATTCACTGTTAATTGGGAAATACGATGCATGATCATTAAGCATGGGGAACTGAATAACCGTCTCGACAGGTGACGCTCCGGTATTCTTAACGAAGTACTTAACTACTATTCCAGAAGTTGTTGAGGATGCAAAAATGCCCGAATACCCACCTGAAGAACGCACAACAGCGCTCAGCTGGGGCGTGCCATTAACTAATAAGCAGGCGCTGATCTCCTGCCCAGGCAGAACATCCAGGAAACCGATATGAAACGAGTTGTCTCCAGTCGCAACTGTCATAGAGGCAGAGCTCTGATCAGCTGCTGAGAACGTATCGGCAACCCAGGTATCAGAAGACGGCCATGATATTTTTAAAGGGAGCAGGTTCGCCGCTGCGTCAATAACCTGGACCTCAGAGTTATCGAACGCGTAGCTTTCAAGAAACCCATCCTTTGCCGCATAAACTTCATTGTTCCCGGGCATCGCCGTGTATTCGGTGTTAAGGCTTCTGAAAACAAACTGTGTTGCCCGTATAAATTTAATGTTCTGTGCTGATGCCTTTCCTGCCAGCCAGTCGTTTGGTACGGATAACTTCACGCCTCTGTCCACATCGAATGTAACGCCTTGCAATGCATCAGGATCAAAGGTTGAAAAGTAGTAAACATTTGCCGTACCGGGGATGAATGGCAGGCGCACAACAGGGTTTACAGTGGCTACAAGCCCTAACAATGCAGATGAGCAATCAGTGACGCCATCAGGCTCAGCACCGGAAGACGAGCCATCATTGATCGCAATGATTTCTCGCATTTTTTGGTGAACCGTTGTCGCTTTTGAGCCTGTGAATGGTTGCTTAACTGCTACTAAGTTGTCACCCATTCCATCTGCAGCGCTGGCTAATTGTTGCTTCAGTGCAGCATACCCAACGCTCAGCCAGGCACCAGGACCAATACCGCCCGTTGATTCTGGAGTGGATGATGCCGGTACATTCTTTGGAAGCAGGCCATCCCATCGGTAATATTCACCAGTAGCCTCCAGGCGCAGAACTTGGTTAGGAAGAGTAAGCGTGTTGCCATCTTCGAAGCTGTCGATCGTGATATAACCGAATCCCGCTATCGCTTGCTGCGCAAGCCAGCGAAGTCCCTCTATGGTGTAATGCTGTACACCGAATCTGTCGGTATAAGTCCAACCCATAGAGGTGACAAACTCGTCAATTTTCGCGCCACCGAATACATGATCACGAATATCAGAGCTTGGTACAGGGTTTTGCGTCGGCGTTGGAACCGGGATGTTTGCGTATGAATCGGCCATTTTTCTCTCTTTTAGACGTGAAGACGCCTCGGGATATACCCGAAGCCGGTTGTTAATATGCTGGTTAGTCGTTCATGTAGATGTAGTCGGTATATTCAACGAGAGAAAGCGTTTGCGTATCATCCCCGTTTGGTTTCGATGACTCCACGCGCCAGAGTGTGGAATTGAGTTCTTCACTGCTGGACATGAAATACCGCGATGGTGTTTGTACAGTCCTCCCATCGTAGATATTCAGGTCGAATGCTTCAGCAGCAGCTGTGAATGCTTTTTGATTGCCATTGACTGCATAAGCACGGTAACGCCCATGGAAGTTGCCGAGACTGTCAGTCATAACGACCCACATATCGCCGGAAAACTCCAGCCGTTCAGAGGTGGAAAAAACATCTCCGGAGCGTCCGGTAAGATATCCTGTCTGTTGGTCGTTGTCGTACATATCTGGGCACTGCACCACCGCGCCACGTACAACCTGTGTCGTTTCGAAAACTTTTACCGTCATGCTCATGCGTGACTGAACCAGCCTGTTGGCTTCCAGCCATGCTCGATTGCGCGCTTGAATAATATTACGACAGCCAGACAAGCTTACAGTCATGGCATTTTCGGTCTGAGTAGTTACCTCGCTAATTCCGGAGCTACTAACCTGCAGGTAGATATATGCCTTCTTATTCGTGCGTGGATCGACATAATCCAGAGTGATGCCGTCATATCCGTTTGGCAGGCTCATGGAATAGCCAATTTTGAACCCATCCCAGAACATGTTGCTGCGTCCAAAAACAGCGGCCGGCACGTCCACCTTCTCGTCACGCCAGAACGTCAGCATGTCGCCGATCCAGTTGATGTCTACGCGAGCAGCGTTACAGATGACCTGAATACGCTCACCGAGAGACTGTTTCGAGTCTGAGAAGGTGTAATCGAAGAAACTTAGCTGCGGATCTGAAATGCTGTCAGCGATGGCATATAGCGTTGGAAGGTCCAGGCGATTCACGTCCTGTTTAGCGACAACAACCCACTCATGCAGAACAGCATCGGCAAACGAACGCGATGACCGCAGCGTGTAGTCAACTGCACCAGTAGTTCGGTTGTATGAGATGACCTGGCGCTGGGCAAGAAGGTTGTATTTCCTGTCTTTGCTTCCTGAAGCGAACTCAGTTTCCTGCACGGTCAGCTTAACCAGCGTGTCATCGGGATAGACAACATTCGTCCTGACGTTAATTGCGTGAGCAGCCAGGACATACAGTGCTGAACTGGAGTTTGAGTTATTGTCACGCTTCAACGTGAATGCATAACGAGCCTTGCCTGCCGCTGGCGTGACTTTAAACGTGTAGTAGACATAATCCTGACTGCTGCTGGTATTACTGATAATTACCCGCATTGTCTCCTGTGTACCCGGTACGATGTTGTTGTCGTCGTCGACTTTCCACCAGGTTATGATAACCGGGTTATTTTTCCCTCCCCCGATGTTCCCGGACAGATGGAACCAGAGGTAAGTTGATTCAACAGCAGAGAAGAACGGGCCGACGATAGTCCCTTCATATTCTGTAATCTGGAAGTATGTCGTGTTAATAGTGGCGTTTGCTGGCGTCTCGATGATGTCATTGCCACCCAGATCGCTAAAGACAAACGTATACCACTGAACAGGGTTTATCACCGCGCCATCATTGGTCAGGGTGGCACTAATGAGTTGGCCAGTAACGGTAATATTTTTCGTAACTGAACCTGATGCAGTGGCGTAGGTGACGTTGATTACGAATGTTACTGACAGAGGCTTTACTGCATCGAAGAAATAATCGAATGCGGAGTTTTTGACGATTTTTACTGAAATCTGCCCACCGGCATACGTGCCCTGGACGATGCTGTTTGTCGTGGCCTGCTGTTTGATAGCGCCGGTATCTTCATTCAGACCGGGAAGTTCTTGCCCGTCGACATCATCAAACGCATATCCTTCGTTAATCGTGCCGATCAACTGTCCAGGTTGGTAAATCTGATAACTGGCGCCAGCCATTGCAGTGAAAGATGACTCAGAGTATCTGACAGATGAGATGTCATAGCCTCCATAGCCAACTTCCATGAATTCAGTAACGAATTTCTTGTTATCGATGTACTCGAAAAGTGATTCCTGGATAAGGTCTGGGTAAGAGCGCACTTGCCCGTAAATATTAGGGCGCCCCTTATACAGCCTGGCAACGTTTGTCTGTCCGGTTAAATCGTTGTTTGGAGACTCGCCAGTTGCGACTGATGGGGTTTTCTTAATGTCTCCTACAAGTGTCTTCTGCAGCGCTGCCATGGCCTTCTTGGTCAGCTTAATAGGATTGAGTGCTTCCCATGGTGCAGAAAGCTTAATCAGGTCTTTAATGCCACCCATGTTCTGAGGCTGGTCAAACACTGAAAGGTGATCATCTGCCTTGAATCGGTAACTAATATCAAAATCGTCACCTAACTCTTTGCCGTTGAGCTTCACGATTACCGAATTATGCAGCTTCTGACCATTCAGCCAGTCAACCATGCGCTGACCAGGCTCAATTAGCCCGCGTTGTTTTTGAGCGCCTGGTACACGCTGGATTTCAAATGTCGCCATACTGCAGGAACTCCGTTTTCGTGAATGCTCTTTCAAGTACAGGAAGAGGGTCAATCCGAACGCCCTCACCTTTCCCGCGGGAATGTAGACAGCGATTACTCCCGATCACGATACCGACATGATCTGGCAACTCTCCTCGATAGAACACAGCAATGTTCCCCTCCTCACGAGAACCAGCCCTCCAGAAAATTCGATCGCCTTCGTAGCATGTGATGAAATCTTCACCAGCCTCGTAATCCGGCGTCTGATGTATTTCGATTCCTGATACATGGCGAAAGTAAAGAACGACTAATCCCCAGCAGTCCACAGCATCAAAACTACACGCACGCTCAGCCCACGGAAGTGAATTAACCTTCCGGATAAATTCAAGTTTATTCATCAGATATTACTCAGACCGGGATACAGTTCGACGGTATAGATAATGCTTGTGGCCACGGTAAGGGGGTTTGTCATTCCCACCGTGACAGAGACGTTTTCAGCGGCGGCTGCCACATCACGTACATACATTGAATACGTCTTAAGGGGTGCTGTGTCGCCTATGTTTTCCCAGATGTCGTAGCGGAAAATGATCGGCTCCATGCGGGCTGGGCCGCGCCACAATTTTAATCGTTGCTTTATGTCCTGAGATAGCGAAGCGAAAGTAATCGTTGCATTGAGCGTGGTTGTTCCATCCTGTGCAGGTTCGGAGAAATCGAACCGGGTTGGCTGGTATACCTGACCGTTAAATGTGGCGGGTTCGAACAGGTTATTTACCAGCCTGTCAGTACCGAATGCAGAATGTGAAAAGACAACAGTTTGCTTAAGGTCTGACGCCGGCCTGCGCTCTTTCCATTCACGGAGTGTTGGCATCTGGAAGGATCTCCGTAACGATTAAGTCATACCAGTAACCCGCGCCTGGCTGGGCTCCAACAATCCAGTCGTCGTAGTCTTCAGTAATATCATTCATGAAATTACAGATGATGTCCGCCGTCCAAGTGACAGTGTTTCCATTCTTGCTGGTCTGCACCGGCATTGTGATGAAGTGAACCTCCTGTACCTGCACGCCCTGGGTATCGCCCAAATCAACAGGGATGTCGAACCATACCTGCCCACGATTACAATATGTTGGCGACCGGAGCCATGACTTGAAACGCTCGGCTTCAGCAAGGGTGAAAATCCAGTTAAGATTCCAGGTTGTTTTCAGGTCAGTGGTTATCGGGGTGAATACCGCAGGACCAACTGCAGGATTGCTTTGCCTGAAGCTGGTATCCTGTGTCATGTTCATGTTTGCACGCTGAGGAAGCGGCAGGAATGGCGGGTATTTTACATCTGCCATTAGTAGTCTCCGTTTGCCTGGCGTGAAAGTCCGTATGTTGATTCCAGCGTTGATGACATGGGCCCGCCAGTCTCTACGTCCTGAATGAAAAGATCGACCACCTGATTTCCATTATCATTCCTTGTTCTGGCCTGAACGTCAGCGCCGGTGTAGTTATTCACGTTAACCACGACGCCACCGCTTCCAGGTCCAGCTGAAGACATATCCTTATTGCTGATGACCCGTCCATTATCCCCTGGAATCATGTACTGCTTACCGGTACTCGCCCGGTAAATCTCTGGCATACCGCCCTCTCCGACCTGGTACATTGATCCTGCAGATACCGGCCCGCCATTCTTGCGCTTCCCAGACAGTCCCTTTCCAACAGCCATGGCGGCTACCAGGGCCCCAAGACCTATCGCCACAGCACCGCCGAATGAGCCGATAGAGGCTACAAGCGCTGCTGGCGTCCATGCAGCAGTAGTTGTGGCGGCTGAAGCTGTGCTGGCGGCGGTAGTAGTGGCAAGGCTGGCCGTTTGCGCCGCAGTAGTGGTTGCAATCGCAGAGGTTTGTGCAGCAGCACCCATGACTGCAGATTTCACCCACTCAACGCCCATCTGAACGAAGGTGTTAACGACGCTATTTAGGACCGTACTACCGATGGAACGAAGCGCTTCTGAAGCACTCATGCTACCGGTGATAATACCCGTTAGAGCATTCGACGCATTATTACCGAAGGCTTCAAACGCTGCCGATGCAGCCTGAGTTGCCAGGTTCTGCTGCGCCCACTCTTCCCACATCGCCGCGCTACGCTGATCCCGGTATTGCTGTTCTATAGCCGCACGAGCCGCCTCAGCCTCTCCTATTTTCTGCGGGTAAAGTTGAGCATACTGCTGTATATCAGCAATATCTTTCTGGTACTGGTTATCCAGACCTGCGGTTTTGCTGGTCTTTCCCTGAATCGTCGTAAATTTATTGGCAGCGTCAGTACGTTCTTTTTCTGCCTTTGCCTGAGCGCGTAATGCGTTGGCGTTATCCCAGGCCTTTCCTGCGAGTTGCCCGGCTAGCAGTATCTGATCTTCTGTAGCGCTTTTACCCAAGAACTGCTGGGCATTTAGCACGGCCTGCGCACGCGATAATTCGCCTACGCTTCCAGCTGAAAGCTCAGCCTTTTGCCGCAACTCGTCAAGTTTTTGGTTAACGGACTCCTGCGCTTTTGCGTATTTTTCGGAATCCTTTTCCGCCTGGGTCTTTTTCTGTTTTCCAGTAGACGTCACCGCCTTTATCTCGATGGGCTTTGTGTTTGCCGCTGTCTGGGATGCCTTTGAAACAGCAGCAAGATCGCCTACCAGCATGGCGGCTTTATTGCTCAACCCGGCCAGCGCTTTGTTTTGCGCCTCCCAGCCATCAAGCCCAAGCCATGACCACGTCCGCGCACGTCGATTAAACATCTCCGCTGTACTGTTCAGATCAGAAATCTGTGCATCGGCAGAAATTGCCTTCCCGGCCAGCCTGTCGAGCGCAGCCGTCAATGAATCAATCACGGCAACCATGCCAGAGCTTGCACCAGTGGCCTGGTTAACGGAGTCGATCATCGACAGGAATGAGTTTGTCAGGGCGGTATTGGCCTGAGAAAGCGTACGCGGGAGTTTCTCAAACTCAGCATTGACCGATCCGGTCTGTTTCTGAATGGCGTTGAGCGCATCTTCTGCCGTCAACTTGCCGTCCAGCATCAGTTGACGCAACTCACCGATACTTACGCCCATCCCCGCGGCAATCTGGCGCGCAAGTTCTGGCATTTGCTCGAGGATGGAATTGAACTCCTCCGCTCGGATAGTGCCGGATGAAATTGACTGGCCGAACTGACGAAGAGCATTCGCCATTTCTTCGGATGAGGATCCGCCGATGCGCCCGATTTTCTGGAGCGTCTCGGTGAGCTGTATAATCTGACCGTTCGTCGCGCCGGTATCGCGCAACGCTGTGCTGAGGATTTCCCACAGCTTCGCGGTGTCCTGCAGTGAGCCGCCCGTTGCCGAGCTTATGCGCATCAAACCCTGCATTGTCTGAGTGGCGGCCGCGGCGCTGCCGGTTAACCGCTCGATCCTAGCCTGCATTTGAGACATGGCGTCAGCCGCTTCAAGGAAGCGCTTACCATAATCAACTACCTGAGATACGGCGATCGCGGAAGCTATTGCAGACAGCCCTGTCTTTAACCCAACAGAAGATTTTGCTGTCTGATTTTGCGCTTGCTTGAGGTCGTATAATTTCCCGGCAAGCTCACCAATTTCTTTTCTTTGAGCCGCAGTAGCAGATGAACCAGCCTGGAGCCTAGCAGATAACATTGCCGCACTTCTCGCGCCATTCTTCTGCTCTTCATTGAGAACAGCGATCTGCTGCGTAAGGCTCAGAGAAATTGAGCGCAATCTTGCCGCGTCATTGGCCTGCTGCGCCGCCTGCTTCGCTGCTTCAGACGATGCTTTTGCTGACGCATTTTGAGCAGATTTGAGGTCATACAACTGGCCGGCAAGTTGAGAAATTCGCGCCTTTTGCTCGTCAGTTGCCCCATTCCCCGCTTTCATTTGGGCGGACAGAATAGCGGCGCTTCGAGATCCCTCAATCATCTCAGCATTAAGGACGGACAACTCACCTTCAAGGGATGAGATCGCCGATTCTGATGCTCTGAAAGCAGCAGCACTATCACTATTCGCCTTTGCTGCATCGAGGGCTGCCTGCTTTACGTCAAAAAGCTTTACCGCAAGGTTTCCAATCTCCCTGCTCTGCGCCTCTGACGCATCACCTGACGCTGCAATTTGAGCTGCGAGGGCGGCAGCGCTGCGGGCGCCATTTTTATTTGCCTCTTCAAGAACTGCTATTTCGTTACCAAGCCGTTCCATGATTTTGGCTGCATTGCTCGCGTCATCCGCAGCCCTTGCGATCGACTTGCCAGATTTATCAGCAGATTTTTCAAGCCCGGAAAAGTTATTGGCGGCTTTACCTGCGCCATCTCCCATTCCGTCAAGCGACTCGATGGCTTGTCGGCCAGCCTGAAGTAAGGGGGCTATATCAGCGCTTACTGTATAGACGATGCTGCCGGCGTCTTTCTCACCTGCCATATCATTCTCCGGTTATTGCTTTGCTTTTGCCCTGCGTGCGGCCTGTTTAGCCAGGTATTCGTCGGCGATGCTGTCGTACTCTTCTCGAGTGAAGCCTTTCTGTTCCGGGTATTTCGCCGCCAGCAGCATCTGGAACTCGGTCATCGTTAACTGAGAGGCTTCAGCGCGGTTCATTTCGAAGTGACTGCGCGCTGCACTGATATAGTCGAAGGCTTTAAATTCGTTCGTTCTGGCGCCTGTTTCGTGGCGCTGCAGCTGGCGAACCTTTGCTTTGCCGACGACGCCGTGCTGCATTAGGTGCTGCGCCAGCACGATAATGTCGTTCTTAGGCATCTGGCCAGGGCGGTATACGACACAATTCCTCCAACCTTTCCACTCGCCAATCATTGGCGTCAGGTCTTCCTCGCAGCACGCCTGAAGCACCAGCATGCACGTAGACAACAGCTTCTCAGCAGCGCGGTTGAATGATGGTGCCAACCAGGCAGGAAAACGCCCTAGCATGCCAGCGCACACCTCAATGAGTTGAGCGACATCATTGCCGTGGATGGTGGCGTACGCCTGCACAATCTCTTCCGGGCTGCCGATCTTGGTCATAGCCTCAAATGAAGGCCGGAGCAGGTAATCTCTCCCGCCTTCCCGGCTGTCGCTGATAGATAGTTCGCCAATATCGGTTAAAGCGGTCATAGGCCTTCCAGTAAACGGTCATTATCAAGGGCAGCACGCCGCCCTTTGGAATGTCCGTTAGGTAACGGTAACCGTATGCACGGCCACAAAGTTGCCATCGTCGGTGTTGATGATGATCTGCGCGCTGCCGGTGGCGACGCGCGTCACGGTAACGGTATTGCCGGAGGCGGTAGCTGTTGCCTTGGTCGCATCGGTAGTCGCTACAGTGAAGTCTTTGTTGGTAGCGCCGGTTGGTGCGATGTTCACCGTGAAGGTGCTGGTACCGCCTGCCGTGCCGGTGCTGGTTGTCGGGGTTACCGTCACGCCAGTCACCGCAACCGCAGTGATTTCGTTCACTTCGATAGTGCTCGCATCGCCGACTTTGAATTCAGTAGAGAACGTGACGATATCGTTGGTACCACCGTCAGAGCTCAGCGCAGTGATGTTCATGTAGCCGATAAATTCGACTGGGCCATATTCCATTCGCACCCAGATACCTGTCTGACGCTTGGCCTTCAACTCATCTGAGAAATACTTGATGAACTTGCCGACACCGTACTGGTCCAGCTTATCTTTTTTGCGCACTTCACCTTCAAAACTGAAGGTGAGATCACTGTTGGTGATGATGGTTTCGACATAACCGCCGCCGTCATCCGCATCAGAGGTAACCGTGTTAGGGTTAAAGTCGAAGCCTTTCGACGTGCCTGCAGCCAGAGACTTCCACTCAGACTCAAGTGGTTTGACATCCGGGCAGCCATCGGCGACTTCCAGCACGACCGCACCGCCGAACAGGCGCTCGTTCGAGTTCTGGCAATTAGCCATGTGAAACTCCTCTTTGACGTATAAAAAGAAAACCCGCCGAAGCGGGTTATTTGGTTGGGAATGGCTATTCGCCAAACGTGCATGCAAATTGCAATCGGAAGACTATTCGTCCTTCTTCTGTGAGCACTGGCGCTGGAATTGCGCCCATGTTCTGGATGTAGCCAACGCACTCGTCAGCCATGGGGTTAGCCTTGACGTAATCGACGATGCGGTTAGCTGCCTCCAGCGCCGCTTTACGCTTATCTTTCGCACCTACGACATCGACAAGGACGTGGTATTCGGACCCGAGATCAGTACGGATGTCAGATCCGCCGTTTGGCCTGAATACCATGATCGCCTTCGACAGGTCACCCGGGTCGTCGTACATCAGCTGCTGCACCGTGAACCCGGTCGTTAGCCCGGCGTCGCCGAACATGTTGCGCACCCGCTCGTGCATCATGGGTGTCATAGCGAAAGCTCCTTGCGCATCACCGCGTCAACATTATCTCGCTCGTCATTCGCGCCTTTGGTCAGGAATTGAGGCTCACCATGGGGATCCCAGTAGTTTCCCGTTCCTGTCCCGCCGCCGAACTCTTTCGGTTTCTGCGGGCCGAACTCAGACCGGTTGCTGGTCACGCCGAAGTGCGCGCGCGGCTGACCTTTCAGCTTGCCTGGCGCCTCATGCACATACGCAGCATAGTTGGCTGAGTAGCCGATGCGGCCGGTGATGATAACGCCGCCAGCGTCGATCTCCCGAAACTGGCTGTTAATCAGCGTAGAGGTGTCGATCGGGGTGTAATAGGCCGCCCGCGCCCCGATAAGTATCATCGCCGACTGCAGCGCGCGAATTACCTTGCGCCCCTTCACGTCGTTGATTACATCGTTCAGGTGCTTTTTCGCATGGCTGATGCCCTTCACTTTGATACCCATGGCTACACTCCCGTCAGGATGGCGTAATCATCGGCCAGACGATCGAATGTGTCGGCGTAGCGAATAACCTGTCGCACCTCGTCGGCACCGGCGACAACCGGATCGGCTTCGGTCGAAACGCCAATCAGCAGGTAATCACCTGCGGCCGCCAGCGCGAACTCCGTCCAGACGGTGTTCTTCACGACGATTTCAGCGCCCAGACTGGCTAACTTCTTGCTGAGCCCGCCCTCGTAATCGCAGAGGATTTGCTCAGGCTCGGCATAGCCAAGCGGATCACCGTATTCGTCATTACCTTCCAACTTTCGCCAGATGGTCGCCGTGGCTGTATAGCTCCAGTTCGCTACCGATGACATCAGCCCTCCTTCCAGCGCAGCACCTTCGCGCCGGTTGCCCGGATGCGCGGGCAGTTAATGAACCACTCACCGTCCGATTTCACGTAGCCGGTAGTCTCGCGCCCGGTGTCAGTCATCACCCAGACACGGGTGAACGAGCGCGGCAGCCCGTGCTTAACTGATTTGTACGTCATCAGCAGCCCCCGACCACCATGAACAGGCCGACACTGTTACCGGCGCCGATCGGCAACTCACCGGTGCAGCCGCTGGTATCGAGCCGGGCCAGTGAGTCGCGCAGCCAGGTAATGCTGTCAGCACCGTAATCGAATGAGCGGGACGCGCCAGACGGCGCACCCTGCGATTTGATGCGGCGAGCCCCGGACGACGTAGCCATGAGCGCCGCGGCATACATCAGGATCAGCTTCGCGGTGCAGTCGTCATAGCCCGCGCCATCGAGGCATGGGATAATCTTGTTCACCACGCAGAGGATCGGCTCCAGCAGCGCGCCCGGGATGGAGTAACCCAATTCACCGAGGAACGCCTGCACGTCTGCCGCTGTGATTGGGTCAGCCATGGTTATTTCGCCTTTTTCGATTTAGCGGTGGTGTCTGCCTGCTCTGCCTGCTCTGCCTGCTCTGCCTGCTCTGCCTGCTCTGCCTGCTCTGCAGGATTATCGCCAGAAGTTGAGACTTCAAGCTTGCGATCACCACCGGATACGATTTCCACCAGACCAGCGGCTTTCCACTTTTTCGCGGTGTCTTCGCTTACTTCCACCGTTGTACCAACCTCCAGTTTCTGAAGATTGGCACCGGAGAAAAGGTTATCGCTAATCACTTTAACCAGTGCCATATCTCAACCCTTAGCTGTGTGCATAGATGACGGATTTTTTGCTGTTGATGTCGGTCTTAACCATCAGGCCAGCAGCGCCCCAGGTGCGCCAGATGTAATCGCTGTTGTAGAACGGACGCGGGTCGGCAACAGTGCCGAACGCCTGGCCTACAATTGGAGCAATCACGCCAGCGGTCAGCGGAACAATCAGGATCTGGTTACCTGTCAGCTGAGCATCTTCTTTAATCGCGGCAATACCGGACAGTTTCAGAAGCTCTTGCAGGATGGTGTCAGACTGATAGTTGTCGCTGAAGTAGCGCTCCAGGTTGGAGATGATGGCGCTCGACACATACCAGGTCTGCTCTGCGTACTGATTGTTGGTCAGCTTGAGAGTGTCGCGCAGCTTAATCGCCGCGTTACGGATCTGCTCTGCTGTAGCTGATGCGCTGGTGAAGTCGATATTCAGGCCAGATGCGCCAAGGTCAACCATCGCAACGCGTTCGTCGTTCTTAAGGCCTTTCCAGGTCTTATCATCAAACTTGATGTAGTTGCCTTCCGCGTCGCGATAGCCGTTGTAGATGTAATCCACATACTGGCGACGGACTTCGTTGGTGGACTCGAACTGAGCATCAGAGATGATGTCGAACGCATCCGGGTTGTTTAGGCGAGGCTCACGCCAGTGGAACTTGAAGCCGGTATCGTGCACCGGAACCATCGTGCCGTCGTACTGGTACTGCACAGCATCCAGTGCCGCACCGATCTGGCCTGACATGGAGGTGTGAGCCCACATGCGGCCGCCGGATTTGGCGTATTCGTACACAGTCTGGTTGATGCGCACCGAGCGAGAAAGCGGCATCAGGTCGTTGAAGAGGGTGAACTCTGTGTTCGGCTGGAATTGGCGCAGCACAGTCTGGTCAAAGGCCTTATACAGATCAGCAGGTGAGCGAACTGCGTTGATGCCATTCAGCTGATTGACTGCATTCAGGCGATCAGCCATCTCCTGCATTACGTTAATGCCCTGATGGTTCAAAGCGGCATTACGCTCCTGCGTCAGCATACCAAACTGGTACTGGTTCACGGCCAGGTTGCCGGTCTTTTCGCCCAGCGATTTAGAATAAACAAGCATTCAGTGACTCCTTACTTAATCACTACGCGAATGAGGTCGTCAGCGGCGGCGGTGATTGAGCGCTCTTCGTCGCAATAGCAGCGATCATTTTCGCCAGTGGCCCACTTCTTCACCTGGCCGTTGACGATTGAGAGAGCGTCGCCTTTTTTGTAGGTACCGGCGGCAGCGCGGACGTTCAGGAACATTCCCGGCAGTGGGTGGATGCCAACCAGCAGATCATCGACAGCGAACGTGTCATCTACCGTTTTGCAGCGCAGATAGTCAAAGTCAGCGACATAGATAATCGCTGTTTCGCTACCATCTACCGACACCTTGAAGACGCCAGCGTCAAAGAAGCCCAGGGTACCAGGCTTGACCGCAGTAGCGCGGCCTTCACGGTTGAGCAGCGGATTAGGGAATACGCCACCGGCGTGAATTACATGTTTTCCGTCTTTAGCCATTTTTTACTCCGGCATTTCGCTGACTGATTGGGTGTTGTTAGCCTGGCGGAATGCACCGTTCAGGCCGAAGGAGGTCTGGCACTTGGCGTACATGGCGTCGAGCGCCTTACCATCCAGATCTGCGACTTCTTCATCGCTCATGTTCATCGCCAGCTTCACAGCCGCGCGCTTTTCGCCTTTCTCTTTGTCAGAGTTGGCATTGATCTGGCTGTTAAGTGCGGTGACCTGCTCAGTAAGGACTTTCGCCCACGCTGGCATCTCTTCGCTGTTGTTAGCTTGCTCTTTAGCCTTCTTGTCATCCGCTTCTTTCTTCTCACGTGCGGACTTCTCTTCAGGCGTTTCTTCTTTGCTGTCGGCGTTTTCTGCCAGCATCTGGTTATATGCGTCCATCAGTTCGGCATCGGTTTTACCGTCAACCGATTTACCTTTGGCCTTCAGCGCATTAACGATGAGCTCTTTCATCGGGTCTGTTTCCTTCTGGGTTGAATCGCTGTTGGCGCCGAAAAACGCCTTTAGCTGGTTGAAAAATGTTTTGAACGCGGGGTCTTGCTGGTCTGGGGTGGTAGAATCTTCGAGATTGACGACCTCGATTTCGACTTCATCACCCTCAGCGTTAACGAAGATGCCCACCCCATCCTCCGGCGTTCCTGCGCCCGGCTCATCGAGCAGCACCGCCACATGGTCAAACATCATGTTGGTGGCGATCTCGTTGTACTTTTTGCCCTTCGATTCGCCGTTGGCGGCGATGCCGGAATACAGCAGGCCGGTGGAAATGTGAATCGGGTCGGAGTTGGTGCCAGCCAGCATCTCGTCCAGGCGGTTAATCAGGCGCTTGCCCTTCTCGCTGGATTCGGCGTACTGGCGGTTAACGTACATATCTCCCGTCACCTTCCCGTCTTTGTGGTTGACGTTCTGTAGCCAGGCCCCGACGTGGTATTCATTCACTGCCCGGACATCGCGCGCCGACACATGCTTGCCGTCCACTTTGGGGTGGCCCAACGGCATTGGGTTACGCTCTAGCGTGTTGTAGGCCTTTTCGATTTCTGCTGCCGGGTACAACTTCCGGTTCATCACGATATCGTCCACGACAGGCGTGATGCCGCGAACCACGATATGTGGTTTGCCGTCGATGGTTTCAGTGGTGATGTTTGAAGCGGAGTTGACGACGGTCAGCACGTTAACGCGGTTGCGTTTCATGCTGGGTCCTCATTGGTGGATTTCAGGCAATAAAAAAGGCCGCCTGGGCGACCTTATAAATTTATCTATCTTTTAAATCTTAGTCTTCGCCGCAGTTACCAGCCCATTAAACTCTGCACAAGCATCTGTGAGGTTATTGAAGTATCGAGTGTAAAATGGCTCTTCTCCACGATAGAAATACACAGAAACATCGAACATATTTTCATCACTTGTATCAATGGACAATTCAACCCGAAACTGAGCTCCGCCCTCAAGCCAGTAGAAGCTTTTCATTGTTGCCTTGATAATGTCTTCCATAGTCCCCTCCGTTTTGTTTTGAAATGCGAATGGAACTATAAATCACTGCTTAGGCTGCACTCCAACTTATTCGTTCTTTCTTCAACTTTTCCGCCAGACCTTCATTGAAAATACTGCCGTCGTCGTTGAGCAGGGCCGGAATCTGGCTGCAGTAGCAGTTGTACCGGTTACCGTTCTCAGCGTAGAAGTCCCGCACCTCTTCCGTGGTGTAGACCTTGCCGTGACGGCTTGCATGCCAGGTGCGCGTCGTTGGTTTGAGCGCTGACAACCACAGCAAGCCGGGATTCAGCCCCAGCCGGTCAGCAGCCCAGTCCGTTTCATTCCATTGCGCCTGCCGAAGCGCGCCTACCTGCTCGGTCTGGGCGATGGTCTTGGCCTTCGACATCGACACATCGAGGCGCTTGCTGATGACGCTGGCCGTATCGCGAGGATTCACACCGCGCGCTACCGCATCGGTGATGATGTTGGTTAGATCGCCGCGGGCTGTATCGCTGATGACCTTCCAGTCACTGAACGTTGTCAGCCTGGCCGCAGATATCTGGTTCAAATAACCGGGACTGCTTAAAAGCTGCTGTAGCGTCGTCTGGCTGGCGTACACCTGCGACTGCTGCGATAGGTTGTTGAATGCCTCCAGCGTGCCACGCTGCGCTTCTGCGGCGACGTAATCCATCGCCCATAGGTTCTGCTCGCCACCCTCCAGCAGGTAATCGTCGAGAATGCCCTGCACCGCTTCCAGCAGGTCCGCCAGTTCCTGCGCCGACATGTCGTAGATGAACTTACCGGCGTTGACCTGGTAGAGCCGTAAATCGTCGCCGTGGTCATGACAAAGGAAGTGCCAGTTATGGCTGTTAACCTCGCGCTCACGCCCGGTAAGGCGCTGGTCGAACAGAGCTTTCAGTGCGCGCTTGATGCCGAGATACCGCTCTTCGATATCCCGGAACATCGCGGTTACCTGCTTTGCCGATCGTGTCGGGTCAACCTTGCTGCGCGGAACTATCGGCAGGCCCATCTTTGCCGTCTGTTCTGGTGTCATCGGCCAGTGGTTCATCGGTAGTCACCTTCTCGTCCGGTTTTGGTGGTTCTTTTGGCTCCGGCAGCGGGTCAAGCCCAACAACTTCGCGCAGCTCATTGGCTGTAATCGGCGGCTCACCGCCATAGAAGCCAGTGGTTTTCTGCACAATGTCGGCAAGTTTCGAAGCGTTCTCGATCTTCTCTTTCTCGCCTGGCGCCAGCAGGTCGCTCCAGGAGATGGTGACCTCGCCTTTGGTCGGCGGGTCGATAATCCCAAGCGTCCAGAAACGCTCCAACAACGCGGTGATCCGGTCTGTCAGGAAGCCATTACGCCGCGTGTTGCGTCGGATAGCCCAGTCCGTTTTATCCTCATCGCTCGCCAGTCTCCCGGTCTGCTGACCGAACAGGATGGTGAACGGGATCTGTACGGAGGCGGCCAGTTCATTCGCCGTGACTTCCCATGTCGGCCCCGGGTCTCCGGGTGTAACGCTCAGAACATGCATCTGACCGGCCTGCATTACGGCCGCCGCATCAGTACCACGGTTAAGCTTGTTGACCTTGTCGCCCATCGCTTCGCCGAGATCGGCATAGCCAGCATTCTTAGCCTGTTCTGCCAGCGTGGCCATGTCGGTTTCTTTGCTGAACTCGACGGCGATCTGGCGACTGGCGTTCTTCAGGAAACCCTCCGCGCCACCACCTGATACTTTCTCAAGGTCGAGGCCCTTGTTGTAGCCAGCTTCCAGTAGCGGGATGCCGGACAGCACATTGTCGTCTTCAGAACCTTCGCAGAACAGGATTACGCGGCTCGGGTGTACCGGTTCGCCGCGCAGCGGGCCGACAAAAGGCTCATCACCGACCGGCTGCTCGTTGAAGTTGAACATCTTCGGCTGGCCGAACGTTTCAGACTGACGGTCGTTATCCCATTCGGCGACTGTTAACTGCGGCTCCCATACCGGGATAAGTTTTACAAGCGCTGACTCGCCGAGTCGTTTTACTAAAGCAGTATCGACCTCCCGTTCCCAGTTCCGATTGTCTTTCACCTGAAGAAGCAGCGCTGAATAACGCCCTACCATATTGCGGCGATCTGCATCCTTCACCTTCGGCCACAGCTTCTTCATGAACTTGGTGACTTTCTTTTCCCATGCGTTTGTATTCTTCGCCTCCTGAGCTTCATCACCGTCCACAATGATTGGGTAATCCTGCCAGCAACCATCCAGCAGACGATGCACCACAGCGAAGCCAGCGGCGTTGCGGCGGTACATGTTGTAGAAGTCGTTGAAGGTGATCGTGCGCGGGTAGCCAAATTCCTGGTAAAGCGTCGGTCGCTTCGTGTTCCCACCACCGATGCCGATGGCATTCAGGTAATTTGCTCGCCTCATTTCAGTGGCGAGGGTGTTCACAGCCAGTTGAAGACCGTTATCTTGTTCGCTCACTGGCGATGCTCCTTAGAAGAATACTGTGCCGACCTGCTTGCGGTTGTTCTTCGTCACTGCGAAGTAACGGAAGCTATCGGCACCGTGCGAAGTGGCGTCATGGAGAGGTTTGTCTTTCCAGCAGCCGCGCTTGTCGTCCCACTCCTTCCGGTAGCCCTCAAGATGAGAGATGCCTTCTGAGCATTTCTCCTCATCGAATACGCATTTCGGGAGGATTTCACGTGCCGACTCAATGCCGGTATCAATGCCGGCTTTCGGCACAACGCGGAAGTTTATCGAATACATCTGGCCGTCAATCTCGTAACCCTCGCGCGCCAACTCTTTGCGTGACTTCGCATCAGCAGCAAACTCGCGGTTTTCGATGTCGTGCGGCCCCCAGTGCTCGCCGTAGTCATAGCCGCGGTCTTTCAGCACCTTCATGTAGTGCCTCAGCCCCTCGCCGGAATTTTCGTAGTAGTCGATGATGTGGAACTCTTCGCCGACCTCACGAACGAACCATATCGCCGTGGAGTCACCCACACCGATATCCCAGAACGTGTGAACCGGGAGGTGCGAGTTATCCGGGATTTGGCCGATCCGCTTGTTGGTGTAGAGCCAGCGGAACTGCTTGGCATAGTACGCGCCCTCGACAGACTGCTGGAACGCCTCGGCCGGAATGGTCGGGTATTCCCGCTTCATGTCATCGCCGAGCGTTTTCTCTTTGGCGTAGTACCAGGCCTTCTGGCGCTCATTGACTACTACACCGTGCTTCGACTCCATTTCAGCGAAGTACTCAAGCAGGCGTACCGGCAGTGATTCCACCGGGTCGATTGCGTACTGCGGATTCTTCCACCAGGAGAAGAAGAAAAACTTCCAGTCCAGTGCGGACAAGGATTTGCCCTGCAGCAGCGCTTTCTCTGCCGTCTGGCAGTAATCGAAAAAGTAACCCGCCCGGCCCTCTGCAGTGCTCTCGATAGTTGCGAAGCATCCGGTAGATACCGCCTCAAACGCGCCAGTGACAATCTCACGGGCTTTGTCCGGATACTTGGCGCATATCTTCCCGAACTCTGAAACGTGCAGGTAACGCAGCGTACCACCACGAAACGACGTGCTGACGTAGAGTGAGCCGCCCTTCTTAAAGACGAGCTCGCCGGAAGAGTCATTGCTGGCCGGGTTGGCCGCCTTTATCTCTACCGGCAGCTTGTCGTATGCGTACTTCACCTTTTCGCGGAAAAGGCGCTTTGCGTCATTCAGCGTGTGGGCAATCAGGGCGCACTTCGCCGACTCGAACAGGGCCGCGTCGAGCTGTATGATGCACACCTCAGTTGTGAAACCGAGCTGGCGAGCTTTCAGGATGATGTTGCGGGTGTGGATCCCCTCGAAGTATTCCCGCTGCTCAGGCGTCATCCTGAAGCGCGTCGGCTTACCCTCTTTGTCCGTGATCCAGTAGAGATTGTTCAGCCGCCAGTCTTTATCGGACAGCAGCTTGATGTGCTCAGGCTTCATTACGCCCCCTGAGACAGTGAATCCATCAAGTCAGACAGTTGCTTAACAGAGTTGTCGCCTTCCGGCCCGTCGATATCATAGGCCTGACGCTCAAGCCCGATCAGATTCTTCAGCGCGTCGCTCAGTGCCTTAACCGACTTAACGCGCTCCGGCATGCTGATGACCTTGTGGTAAATCTCGTTGAGCTTGTCCTGGCCTTTATCGTCAGGGTCGAACATCAACTCTCCGAGCTTCTCCAGTGCCTCCACGTCTGCGCACTCTGCGCCCAACTCATCAAACAGGGCATTAGTTATCTGCCGGGCACGCTTAATGTCACCGCGATGCTCCATGCGGACGTTGGCGATTACCTCAGCTGTCGCCTCAATGAGTACGCGTTCGTTAAAAGTGACTTCACTGCGTACCTGTTTGCGTACCTCAGCTTTGCGTACCAGATCGTCAGCTCGCTCTTTCACCTTCGCATTCAGGTCACGCGACCAGTCATCACGCTTGGCGCGCTTACGGATAGCGCCTTCACTGATACCGTGTTGTGATGCTATTTCTCGGAGGGACATCACTCCGGCCCGGTACGCCGTCTCGATGGCCTCCCAGTCCGGTTTTGCCATAATTTTGTCATTCCTGATTTTGTTTTGCCTTTACCCACAAGTCCGATGTGATTGCCATCATTTAGGTCGTAAAATTCCTAACCATTTATTTTCAGGAATAACGACATGGAGAAGGCAATTGTAGTTACTCGCCAGGCTCTAACCACTCGGCCTCAGGCTGCATTAATAGTTCATAGCTTGAACGGATATACCGTTTGCGTTATTCCTGCGACTTTCTCTGTTGTGGCCGGACAGGAGCTGTATAGGCCAGAGCATTTCCGTGGAGTCTGGAGAGTGTCAGGAAGTGATGATTTGTTCCCGGCAAATATTACGGGATCAATGACACTTGATGAGGCGGAGCGCGCTTTCACACAGATACTTAGCCAGTAGGGTTTTCATTATCTGGCTGCCCAGTCTGCTCTGCCGGTACTGGCGTGAACTCAACGCGCTTCACATCAGCCGGCGCAAAGTACAGCCACTCTCCCGTCTCCGTCGCCAACGGCACAAAGCCGTTAACCAGCTCAGGCTGCCGTCGTGACATCTTGCCCGTGAAGGTTTCACCGGTTTGGGTGGTTAGCGTGATTTGGTAGATGTCGGACATTGAGAGCCTCTTTATCCGCTTATGGGGGTATTGCCATTACGATGAGCAGCCCCATGGTGATAACAACAAAAAACCGCCCGAAGGCGGTTCATTCTGATTTTTCTTTGAAATAATAACCGATTATGAATCCTAGCGAAGTGCCCAATGCCCCTATGATTACTGACAACACCTTGCTTAATTCAAGTAACTCTATTTTATTAGCTTGGTCATTAAGTCCCTTTTCATGCAGTTCTTGAATCCACCCAACAGCGGCGGAGTTGTACCAGAGAACAAAAAAGAAACAGCCGACTATCAGACCAAAGAACCCAACAAGGAAATAGTAAGTCAAATAGCTCCTAGTCTGAACTTCATGGCTTAGATTTTTCCTTATGTTTTTTTCTTCAACATCAAGTTTTCGTCTCTGAGCTTCAGATGCTTCACGACTTCTAGCTAACTTTTGAAGTACATCACTGATCTCATCCATCTTTTCTTTCCTCATTTGAGGAATCCAATGCGTTGATTACTTTTTTATAATCTTTCCATACAGACTTATTGTAATCATGTGCATTTAACGAAGCGACAATGAATTTTTCTGTTAGCGCACTTAACTTGTTAGCTATCTGTTGCTCAAACTCTGTTTTGTCTGGTTTTACCATTAACTCAGAAATAATTGGTAAAATCTTTTCGGAAAGCTCATAAATATCCTCCACTACCTTGTCGCTTGCGGCTCTATAGTTAGATAAGTGTTCAAGGAGCATGCTTTTGCTTAATTTTTCCATCAAACCGGCCCATCTTTCCGATAAATAAAGAAATATATCACAACAGCCTGAGGCTACAAATTCCTTAATGCGCGGTCATACATCCTTGTCCATCATCAGCGTGACCATGTCAGGATCCATCTGGCTGACGATCCGCTCACGCGCACCGTTGAGTAGTTTCTTGCGTCCACCAACACCCCATTTATTCATTGCCCTGGCGCAGGCGCTGACTTCCTTGGCCTCATTTGCGATCAGCAGATCAAGGCGGTTTAGGCGGGAAATGTTAGTGATGCCGCTAAGCACCGCGTCCCGGAAGGTGTTGTATACCCGAATTTCAAATTTCGGGCTCAGCCACGCCGCATATCGAATCGCCAGTAACTCGAGGCCCCACACACCTGATTCCGTGCCGCCCTTAATAACACGGGTCGAAGCTATTTTCGTAGCTTCGGTCAGTTCGTCGGCGAAGCGTCTAATCTGAGCGCTTTTGATGAAGTTACTCGGACGCTGTGATTAAGATGCCTCACCATTTGAAACTGCCGCTGCATGAAGATCGTTGAGGCTATACCGCCCCTCGTCATCAACACGAACGGAGACACCGTTTACTGTGACTGTTGGGTATGTCGTTGCGATTTACCTTTTAGAAAGTGAGCCTGTCTCACAGAAAAGCCGCCCGAGAGAGGTCGCCACCTGTGACGGCATTTCTCAGGCTCGCTTACTGAAAGGCTCTCGTTGATGTGCGCGTGAGATGCGCATAAAAAAGCCCCACAGTATGCGAGGCTTGATTAAATCATTTATATTCAGATAGATATAGCTGGCAAATTAATAGCTATGAGTGCGTTTAAATAGCCATGAGTAGGCATGACCACTCGAAAATATTTTTACTTTAGGCACTGCTCTTTGAGGTAGTCCTGAAGATAGCCGACCTGCTTCGTCATTGTGACGATTCGTTCTCTGAGGGTGAAATAATCCCGTTCAGCGGAGTCAGTAAGTCGGGGGCCGGTAGCATCGCCCAAGCCGCCGGGGCCGGTCGTTCCGTTCGCGGGACATTTTGCGTTGAGCTGCAGCCGCTTACGACCAGCAATGACATCGCTATGCAGACGCTCAATGGTTTCTTTCGCATCAGCCAGTTCTCCGGTGTATTTGGCATCCAGTGCAGCGACATCGCGCTGGCGGGCCTGCATGTCTTTAATGGTAGCGTTAGCCAGGCTGAGTTTCTCAGTGGCTTTATCGCGCTGGTCTTTGTAGGTGATGGCGTTGTCGCGGTAGTGGTTAATCGCCCAGGCCATGGAAACCAGCAGGCAGATAACGACAGCGCAGATGATTGCTGTTAACCGGCTCATTTCTGGCCCCACTCGCAAACTTCACGCTCAATCTCGCGTCGGGTGATCAGCCCCTTCAACTGCTTGCCACCGGCATACGTCCAGCGCTGCAGTTCTTTGCATGCCCCAGGCACGTCTCCGGCGTTCAGCTTCTTCAGCAGCGTCGAGCTGGCAAAAGCACCAGAGCCAACGTTATAGGTGAATGAGTAAAGTGCGGCAAGGGTAGGCTCAGGGATGCGAACCTTGATCAGCGGGTCGATAGCGTTTGCCACCTTTCGCAGATCTGCCTTCAGCAGGTTGTCGCACTCTTTGTCGGTGTAGCGGTGACCGCGGCGAATGTCGGCACCGGTGTGCCCATCGCAAACGGTCCAGACGCCGACCACATCCTGATAGGCGTAATAGCGACGTCCTTCCAGACCATCAGCATTGCCCAGCATTACTGCAGCAATGGTGATTGCTCCGGATCCGCCAACTATGGCACCCACCAGCTTATTCCTGAGTGTCGGGTTCATCTCGGCTCCTGCTGCGGCGGTTGTCTTCGCGGATCTTGAAATAGAGATTTGTCAGATACGTCAGTACGGCAATGATGATACCCACCAGCACGCCGATAGCGTTCCACTGCTCGGGGCTGTAGGCATTAAGCATGCCGTTTAGGATGCTCCCGGCTGAAGCGCCATAGGCAGCACCAGTGGTTATTTTTTCCATGCGATACATGCTCTCACCTCGCGTAGTTAGCGGGTGCTGTGTGTTTGAAAAGGGTCAGGCCCCCAGGACGATTTAACAAGTAGGCGTGTCGATGATGGTTCCCGGAGCCTGAATTAAAAAAGGCCCACATAAGTGAGCCTTTGAATAAAGTTTCTTCACATCCCTGCCGATACATCCCTAAAAGGAGATAAAAAAATGGGCAGACGTAGACGTGGCAGGTACAGAATTAATAAGAATCCGGACGTAGTGGATCGAATTATTCACATGATTATCGATATCGCAATTTTCATCTTCCTAGTAAAGCTTGGGATATCTTTTTTGTTCAAATAAAAAGCCCCGCACGATGGCGAGGCTGTTAATTCTTTGTAGACCTACGAAGCTATGGCGACGATATCAGATTTACATGAAATATATGCGTTTCAATCCAGTTTTGCAAGACTTCTATCGAAATTTGTCGCCTTTTGTTGTGAACGTGATCGCGTAACCTGCAACAAAGCTCCGCTGTCCAGGCGCAGGAAGATGCGACGCATCTCAACCCAGCGGTCCGTAAACGTCTCTGACCAGTTCTTTGATGTTACGCCAACCAGCGACGCCAGCGCCTGGTATTCGTACGTATCCCGCCCCGCCACCTCAGCCTTAACGTCCTGCGCCGCCAGCCAGATAAGCTTCTTTAGACGCTCCATCGTCTTGCCCGCTACCTTCTTCGTGCCGAGCTGCTCCCGGAACTCTGCCCACGCCCACTGGGTTATAGCCACCTGGTACTCAAAGCGGATATTTTCGCTGTAGTTCCACAGCAGCCATGCTTTCTGGTGGTCTTCAAGCGACAGAACAGCGCGGCGCCACGATGCGGTGCCGAACTCTACCGGGCTGACCAGCGCGATAGACGATCCCTTGGCGCGGGACTGACTTCCACTCATCGCCGGGCCGTCCGGGTTCACTTTCCGGCCGGTTACCGGATCGGTTATTTTCTTCCGTCCCCGGCTGCGCGCTGTCGCGGTAAATTGCGCGTTCTCGGCGAAAGCTACCAGTTGCCCTTTCGTCGCCCCGCTCAGATCTGCGGTCGCCACAATGAGCTGCTGACGTACGTATTCCAGTTGCTGACTGTTCATGCGGCTTCCTTCTGTGGCTGATTGGTTTTGTTCTGGCTGTGCTTTGCTACTGGTGGCAGGCTGGCGCGCTTAACGCTTTCTGCCTGGTACCGGAGGAAGTCGGTAAGGTTCATGCGGCCTCCTGTCGGCGGGCCCGGCGTTTTTCCAGTGCGCGGGCTTTACGGGTGAAGATGGATTTGATGCGCTGCAGGTAAGGGATGTCGAACCGGCGGACTGAGTTATCGTTGTTTATCGCCTCTACTTTTTCGGCACCGATGCGCTCAATAAGGCCCTGTTCAAAAGCCTTTTGCGCGCCGTCCCGATCCCGGTTGCAATAGACACACTGGGCTGCGGTATTGTGAAGGCTGAAAGCCAGATGCGCCGCTGCGCCGCGGGTGCGGTAGTGGCCGCAGTCCATGGTGCCGCCAAACTTCTGCTCTGGTAGACGACCGCAACTGATGCATGGCTTGCCGGCATCCCTCAGACGGACATACCGGTTGAAAGCCGCCTGTGCTTCAGCTCTCCACTGCGGTTTCGTTTTTAGTGCCACCTTTCTCTCTTTCAGATCCCGGCGTTCCGCGCGCTCCTTCTCTTTTCGGTCCTTGATGCATTTGGCCGCGGCTTTCACCTTCTCCTTTTCGCGCTCCTCCATCGCGAGGATTGTGCCGTGCTCCGGGCAGCACCAGCGGATCCGGATGTCGTGGAATTTCGGCACGAAGTATTCGCCGCACACTTTGCACTTACGGCGGGATGGTTTACGCATGGTTCCTCCGTGCCGCGAGACGCAGCCATTTCTGATCCACCAGGCGGGCGGTGTAGTCCTTCAGGGTCGGTACGTCGGACGGCTTAACCGCGGGCTTGCGCTGGCGCCGAGCCGGAACGCGGAAGATTTCGTTGGTGATGACGCGGGAAAGTGGGGTAGACATCAGTCCTCCTGTTTATCGCGCAGCTGCTGGTATTCACAGCTCTGCGGGATGGTCAGGTGGCAACCGATATTCATCGCCCAGGCTTCGACTTTGCACAGGAAGATGTACATCTCGCCGGTTTCCAGCTCTGACGTATGGCGGAGGGATTGAACCGTGGTTACCTCTCCGGACACGACGTCTACCCGGTCCTTGCTTTCGTATCCGAGATAGGTGTGCTTCATCGCATCTTTGACCCACTCAGGCGTAGCGAAGGTCTTGCCGCGGGCGATGAGGTATTCGCTGATTTCCGTGTACCACATGTGGCTGAGCGCGTTCTGCGACAGGCTGCGCTTCTCGCGCCACGGCTTCACCTGCAGACGAAAGCACTGGCCGGCATCCAGCAATGGCTGAATCTGCTGGCCGATGGCCGCGAAGTTGCCGCGATGGAGTTTGATGCCGTCTACTGGCAGAGTCATACGGCCTCCTTAACGGAAACCGCAGAATGCAGAAAATCGCAGGTACATTTCTGCATCTGTGACAAGGTGAGGAGTTCAGATTGTGGTCGCATTTAAGTCCCCTTAAATGCGAAGAAGTCACCGCCGGGTGTTCAGGCCAGCGGTGACTTAATTATGGCGGGTTGATTACGGAAAATCAAAGCTTACCTTATAGAATTACTGCCACGTACCTACCTTCTTTAAATTCTATTGGGACAGGTTTTGCTGATTCAAATTGCCCTAGATTGGTTTTAGTCAGATAGCCATAAACCCCACTTGCATCGGGATTTATTGCTACTAGTGCATTAACAACTCCGGCCTCTACACTACCCTTAAAGAGTTGTACTGAAACCATCTTGTTAGAAGCAACGTGGTTACCACCAATCCAACCGGTGGCACCGCATTCACCACAAATCCAATCGCCCGTCTTAGCCCCACAATATAACTCTTTATCAATACTATCAGACCCACATTTTGGGCACTTACTCGGCATACTACACATACCCATACTCCAACTTATAATTCCCAAGCCAGAATACCCAAAATAATTCACTAGTTCTTGGGAGCTGCAGCAATCATTGATTGCCAGCACAGTTTTGCTCGGTGTGCCGCCTGCTGGCATCCACTCATGGCTTCATATGCTTCCCACTCCTTCTCATCGCTAAAGCTTTCATCTGGCTCTGATTCGAAACCATTGACGATCATGTCTTCAGTCGGCTCAACCGGCACCAGCACCCAACCATCCGGAATCACCGGAGAGTTGCTAGGTTTCACATATCCGCTGTGCGCGTCAGCGTCATAATCCAAAATGCTTGGGCGCTCACTTTTCTCACCAATGAGGTAACGGACGCGATCTGCGGCATAGAGTACGCGGCCTGGATATTCAGAACGGTCAATGGTGAACCCATCCATGCAACGGCCTTCGCCTTTGCGATGCAGAATTGCTGTCCAGTTAGCCTTACCATTACTTTCTGGCATTGAGCCATACCAGACAGTTAACTCAGGCTTGCCATCTGCACCCTGAAGCATGGCGGCGCGGCAGGCGTCAACGACTCGCACCAAATATCCAGCGGATGATTCAATTAGTACGTCATGAGCTCCGTCGACAGGCCCGACATTTACCGCCTGCTCCTGCGATAGCAGCCACTCACGACAACCATCAAGTGCATCCATGTCGGTTAAAATATCATGAATAGACGTCTTGGCTGGCTTTACTGCGTAAAGAGGCGTCCAGGTTAACTTTCTGCAATCCTCAATCTGATAATTCATTAATGGCCCGTCAATTGTCCCATCTGAGCAATACCTAACCCACGCAACTGGCTCAGTATTAACTGCAGCCTCCGCTTCGAGCGATGCCAGCGCGATTTCAGATAGAGACAATTCAATCTCCCATTTTCGCTTTGCGAGGGGCAATGGATTCTCACGCAGCATTTGCTTGGCAAAATCAATTCTTGAGCATGCTGCTGCGATTAACTGCTCTTTGGTGAATTCCATTACTTAACTCCCAGCAGCAAGCGCGCCGCCTCAACAGTTACCCACGAAGGCATTGCAACGCCTGATTGACTGCCATTGCCACGACGTTCGCCCGTGTCGCATTCGGTATAGAGCCGCGCCAGCATTGCCTCCAGCTCAGCTATCCGCTTCTCTGCGGCTTCCAGCGCTGCTATCAGCTCGTCGGTATAGTCCTCTACTGCTGATGCCATAATGCGAAGCTCATCGGCATGTACTTCCATGGTGAGGCGAGATAATCGGTGCTGATTGGCGTGTTTCGGCACGCCTAATAATTCGTGGTGTTTGTTGCTCATGACTGCACTCCTTTGCGAAGTTCATCGGCGAAGTTCTCAGCATCAGCAGCCATGCCGGCGGCCTCTTCAGACATTCTCATGCTTCGGCTACGCAGAGCCTGCTGTCGTTCTCGCTTGTGCGCTGCAAACATCTCCACACCCTGCGCCCGCACTTCAGCCAGGAAAGCGTCTGTTGCCGGTGTTTCGCAGTCGAGCACAAACTGGAATTCATGAAGCGTTTGCCCATCTATGAAATCACCATCTTCTGAGTTAATAATCGCGTTGAATTTCTCGTAAACACTACATGCTTCGGTCAGTAATTCGCGCCCCTTAGACTTCAGCCCCGCATTCTCCGCAGCCAGCGCCGCGCATCTGGCTTCACCTTCAGCCACGCCAGCCAGGTACGCTTCGAACATGTGCTGCGTCTTCTCGTGCACAAAGCTTCTGTCGTCTTCCATCGCTGGCGAGCAGCCGTTGTTGTTCTTGGTAAACCACTCGAAAAATTTCTGTTTCATACCCCTACCCTCCCCCAAACCATCAAAACCCTTCTCATCGCCGGACTGTTGCGGCACTCCTGAAATATTCCGTTAGTGCAGCTGCGCGCAGTACCAGTCTGCTCTTCCGGCGTGGCCAGGCGATAAGTCACCGTTCGCCAGACCTTACTTACACGCACTATCTTGCGGGCCCGCTCCAGGTCGATAGCGTTCTTCGTGATGCAGTTGATGGTCATGCCGCACTCTGTGGCCACATCCTTCGCCGTGAAGGTACGGTGCGTTTCGAGATAACGCAGAATTGCCTGTTTTCCTTTCATCTCACACCATCCCGTTCGACTTGTTGCGGTTGTACTTCGCCTGAAGCAGCTGGATCGGCGTCGGCCCGTACTCGGCAGCCGGTGCTGCAATCGCCCGGCGTACCGGCGGTACTGGCTTACCCTCAGTGACGCGCTTCTCCCACATGTCCAGCAGATCGCCCGCTTCGCGCGCCAGCTCACCATGTGTTAACTGGCGCTCTGTGCTGCGGTGGCGCAGTTCAACGCAGATGTGGTACATGACCGGCTGCGACCAGGGGAAATGCTCACTGGAGGTGAACTCGAACGAACGGTTACGCCAGTCCCAGTATTCGGCGATCACCTGGTCAACGTTGATTCCCAGCGCCCCGCCACTCTGTTTGCACCAGGCGACGAACTGGCCAGGCGACGGCAGGAATGGACGCTCCTGGCGGCGGGCAATGCGCATACCGGCATCGACCTGAGCCATTGAGTGGATCCCGTTCTCCTGAAACGCCAGCAGCCACTGACGGCGGAATTCGTTCAGGTCGTCCTGGCTGCGGAAGTTCGCCATGCTGGCAGGAAACGCGGCACGCAGCTCGTTGAACAGCTTGTTGAATACCTGCGCCACCTGCTCGACCGGCGCGCGCTCCTGGTACTGCTCTGGCAGGTTATGGGCCATGCGGCTCATCTGCTCGCGGTCATGGTTATGCATCTGCTCTGCAAGAGATTTCATCGGATCACCCCGTAGGCCCAGTCAGTGTTGTTGAAGTCCAGATCTGGCTTAGCAGAGCGCTGCTCGCCACCAGCATTGCGCTGCATCGTCAGCTTGTCCCACTGCTTGCGCAGGCTTTCCGGGCTCAGGATGTTGGTCTGCCAGAAGTGGTGTTTGCTGGCCCAGTCGTACAGCGCGCAGATGTCCTGGTGCGACCGGTTGTCTATCTGACGCATCAGGCGAACGGTGTTAGACCAGGAGGTCATGTCCGGGGCTTTGCAGGTTGGGTTAATCAGCTTCACTCTGGTGGAAATCCACTGGGCGGTTTTTAGGTCTTCAGCCGATCCCCACTTCGCACCGGATGGGGTGTAAACCGCAGCTTCTGGATGAGCTGATAAAAATCTCTTCAGACGTGCGTCAGAGGATTCGTCAGAATTCTCGGACGAAGATCTTTTAATACTGTTCTTGTTCTTGTATTGGGTGTCTACCGTTTTCGGGAAGGTAATTCCTGATTTCGGGAAGGATTTTCCCGTTTTCGGGAATTTTCTTCCCGTTTCCGGCTTGTCCAAAATCCAGGCAGTCAGGTCAGTATTTACACCGACGATTTTCATCATTCCCTGCTTCTGAGAGAAGATGATTTTGCGTTCTGCGAGAGACTTAAGCGCGTCGGAAACATGGGTATCACTCAGGCCCGTAAGCTCAGCAATGACCGTGTTTGTGACGCGGTCCTGTTTCTTGTTCCAGCCGTAGGTAAGCCAGATCACCGCCTCAAAACATTGCCATTCCCGGCCTGACAGTCTCAGGCGAGGCTTAAGCTGTTGGATCTCGTTAGCGACCTTGGTATACCCGTTCGACAGGTCGGCCATACGACCTCCCGGTTGTTCGGTTTTGTTTGGGAAATTGATAATTTCAGCGGTGTTTGACATACTTACTCCTGCAAAGAGTCCAAACGATTTGCACCAGAAAGCTGTTGGTGTTCGAGCACCGCAGCTTTCGCCATTTCTGTAGTTCTCACATGACCCCCAGTATCGAAGTGACCATCGTCATCAGCGGCCCTACCTGCTCCGGCATGAGGCGGAACAGCGACGCTATACCCTCGCTTACCTCTTTCAGCTTCTGATGCTCTGGAGCGTCCAAAAGCACGGCCTGTTTAGCTTCAGCACACTCTTTCATCGCGGAAGCGATCAGCGACATCGTGTCGTTCTGCGGCGCCAAACGGTTGCGGTACTCCAGTGGCAGGACAGCCATGATTGCCGGGGCCAATTGGCGAATGTTATTGGCGGCGTATTCGGTGTCGCCGTCGATCCAGCGGAATACCTTCTGCATCTGACGGTGCGAGTCAGTCGGGATATCCAGGCCGGTGCCGCCGGTTGCCCGCCACTCTTCAATAATCAGCGCTGCGACAAATTCACGGCTGCGGCAGTCAGCTGCCCAAGCGCGAACTGCTGCGCGGATCCCATCGATGTTTAACGCCTTGGAATCAGGTTCCCGGCGATTCTGGTAAATCATCGCCGTTGGCGAAAATTTGTTACCTTGTTGATACGCAAGTGAATGCATTTGCTATTCCTGATGTTCCTGCTTCTTACTGTGCGGAAATTCGCGGTACTCGACCGCCTTAACCTCGCCAGTAGGAAGCTTGTTGATGAAAATCTGACGGCCGACCCTGATCGCTTTGCTAATTGCCGTTTGGTGGACACCAATGGCATCAGCTGCTTTTACCTGACCAACCTCGTCGACATATTCAGCGAGTGAAATTTTCATTTTTAACGTGACTCCTTACCGTTGATACAAAAACAATACCATAAGTATTAAAACATGCAATACCGGCGGTATTTTTAAATTAATAGCTCAGGTATTACTATCTGAAAATGGAAAAGAAAAAAGACATCACACCGACTCAGGCTGAGGACGCAAAGCGCCTTAAAGCCATCTATGAGGCGAAGAAGAAAGTACTCGGAGTTACCCAGCAGTCTATTGCTGACGAGCTGGATATTACTCAGGGAGCGGTAGGCCATTACCTTAACGGAAGGAATCCCCTTAACCTTCCCGTAGCTTCAGTTTTTGCTCGCCTTCTGAAAGTTAGCGTTGAGGAATTCAGTCCGACTCTGGCAAAAGAGCTTTCAGAAATGGGGCTAAACAGCGTTAATGAGCCATCAGTTCCGTATGTAATTGGATATACACCAGGTAAACGCTACCCGGTTATTAGCAGCGTACAGGCCGGATCATGGTGTGAGGCATTGGAGCCATACTCGATTAAGGATGTTGATCAGTGGCTGGAATCAGATGCTCACATTCAGGGAGATGCATTCTGGTTGCGTGTTGAAGGGGATTCAATGACTGCGCCCGCTGGCTTAAGCATACCAGAAGGCACGTTTGTTCTTTTCGATACCGGACGAGAACCAATCAATGGCAGCCTCGTTATCGCTAAATTATCTGATTCAAACGAAGCTACATTTAAGAAACTGATCATTGATGGAGGCCAAAAATACCTTAAGGGCCTTAACCCGCAGTGGCCTCTCGTTCCCATCAATGGTAATTGCAGAATTATCGGTGTTGCTATTGAGACGAAACTAAAGCTCGTTTGAGGTGTTTGCAAACAGGGGCGTTTGCGCCCTCTATTTGCACTGACCGGCGACCCTGCCCACCATTGCCTTCGTTGAATCCAACCCTCCAAAACCAGATAGCGTTTTGCTCATCAACACCACGCCATCAGGCTGTACAACCCAAGTCTCCATGGCGTGCTTTCCAGGTTCAGTGGTAAGCCCTACGACTACATTTTTACTCATAGCTCGATATACCATCCCTCCACCATCAAGACCGTCATACAGTACTGTCGCATTATCGCCATCAATAACGATTGTGAACGTTCCAGAAAACGCGTCGTCAATCCGCGAATACCCTTCTCTCTCACTGTAGCTTGACCCTTTAAGATCTTTCACAGTCCAGCACGATGCGTTAGCAACCATTGGTAAAGCTAGCGCCGCAGCTACAAGTAACCTCATTTTCCCTCTCCAATAAAGTTCGAAACCCCATCAATACTAGCCGCTCTGCTCGCTTACAAAAAATATTTCTTCCTAGTTTTCATCAACATAATACCGTTACACCAATTATTAATACCGCCAGTATTGATTTATATTAATACCGCTAGTATTGTTTACGCATCGAAACGAAACATCGACAGCTGAGCGAAGTCAGCCAGCGGCGGACAGCAAGTCGCCTGCTTCTTTAACAAATCAGACTGAGTGACAGGCAAGCCGTAGCGCTCCTGGCAAAAAGAAATGGCACCCGATGGGATCGAGGTAAGCACTGAGTCCGTATGCGTACGGTAGGTGTAGAGGACCACGCTGCGATGAGCTGATAAGTCACTCAATTTGAAATGCTCCGATGATGGGGCGCTGATTCAACTTAAAGGAGTGATTCCAATGAAGCGCTAAAGCGGACAGACCGCACTTTCAAGCCGCAGTAATGATGCGGCCCCGAGTCTCCGTGAGAGAGCCAGACGCAGGTCCGAACTGCGACATACCGCTGGTCAGGGTTAAACGAGGAAAAGGGTATGCCGGTAAAGCAGCGCGAACGCCAGCCGCGCACCGGTTATGAGCGGCGATGAGCGACGGAGTCTCAAGGGCATGAGCGCGGCCACTGCGAGAGTGTGGCGAAGTGCTTTGGGGTGTGGTGGCGGTGTCCTCAAGCGAGGTGCAACGCTAGCAGAGCGATAAGACCTGAGAACCAGCTGGGCCAGTTGTGTAAAGGCCAATACGACAATAGGGCGTTCAGGAAATAAGTGAGAGTGGCGACTCAGTGCCAGCCCACCACACCGACTAAAGCATTTCTCCCGCATCAGCGGGTAACGACAGAGGGTAAGGCGATGGGCATGCTCAGACTTTCTCCTGATGAAGCGGTTAAACAAATGACTGCATCGGGATTGATGGATGAATTAGATGCATTGATAGACAAATACAAAATCGACAAGGCAGCGCGCAGGTTATCGGGTGACAGAACGTGGCTCGTCGCTTCCGAAAGCATTTACGGGGAATTTTGCGGAGACACGTTAACACATGCCGTTCATATCTTCGTTTTGAGTTATGAGGCAAACAAAAATTCATTGTTCGTCTGAAGCCGCTTAACCAACGGCTTTTTTCATACCTCAGTCGCTTCACCGAGGCGGCTTAGTTATGACAACCGGCGGCCATCCACCGCCCATTGAAACACATAAAAATGCGTTGAAGTCTTGTATTAACCGTTCCGTTCGCCGCGATAAGGCCAAGAGGATTTATGAGCAACAAAACTGGCGGTCCAGCGTTTCCACAATCAGGCGTATGCACTCCTGAAATTAACTCATGGGATAGCGAAGATTTTGGAGGGCGAGGTTTAACCGTGCGCGACTACTTCGCAGCAAAGGCTTTGGCTGGAATCTGCTCTCACCCTGACACTTGGGGATTAGCTGCGCCTGAAATAGTTAAACAGTCATTTTTAATCGTCGACGCAATGCTCCGCGCCCGGGAGGCATCATGACAGTCACCCACAACGGCAAGCAGTACACCGCCAAAAAGCTCAACGATAACGAGTGGCAGTTGACGTCGGTATCTGCACCGCGCGACAAGCTGACGCTGAACCGCTGGCAGATGCATATCGCTGGCCTCCTGAAACAGGTTGAGGTGAAGGCATGATCAATCATCACCTGCTGCGCGCCGCGCAGAGCAAAGCTGCCATTGCCCTGTTTATCGGTGATGGCGCCATGTGGATGGCAGCCTACGACGAAATGAAGGTTGCCATCGGTTATCCGTGGCATAGAAAAGCAGCCTAACCCCCTATTCAACCGAACTGCCTGGCATTACGCAGGCGGCATCTGCACATCCAAATTTCAGGAGTTCAGCCATGAACGCATACCTCACTTACGACCGAATCGAAGATCGGAGCTGGGTTGAGCAGCAGCTCACCGACGAGAAAGAGAAGTGGATCGGCGACCGGGCGCAGCAAATTATTGACATGATGCCAAAAGAGCCGTCCGGCCTCTTCCACTTCTCCGTACCGATTGACTCCAGCCCATACGAAGGACTTCGCAGCGATAAAGCTGGCGAGGCCTACAACGATTTCATTTCGGCAGTTGCTTACACCCAGGCGGAATACGACTGGGAACACCGTACCGGCTGCCCGTTTTAAGGATGCATGAAATGTCTGAATCTAAAACTCACTACCGAAAAGCTTTTGACTCTCCATACCTTAGCAGCGCCGACATCGTTGAGCCAACGGTGCTGACGATCGCCCGGGCAACGTTAGAAAACGACAAAACTAAAAAATCCAAAGACGTTTTTAACACCGCTTATTTTGAAGAGCGCGAGCTGCGCCCCGGCGAAAAGCTCAAGCCGATGATTCTGAATGCCACCAACAGCAAGATGCTGAAAAGCATTACTGGATCGCCATTCCTTGAAGATTGGGTTGGCGTGAAGGTCACGGTCTACGTCGATAAGAATGTCCGATTCGGAAAGGAATCGGTTGAAGGTCTCCGCTTAAGCCCGGCGCGCGTCACAAAGCCGGTGCTTTCGCCGGAAAAAACGCAGGCTTGGAATAACGCCAAGGCAGCCTTCAAACGCGATGGCAACCTTGATGCAGTGCTGGCGAGAATGGACATTTCTCCAGAACATCGCCGCCAGCTTGAGCAGGAGTGTTCATCATGATCTGGCACGACGTCGAGCAAAATGGTGAAGAGTGGGATGCTCTTCGCCTGGGTAAGGCCACCGCTTCAAACTTCGGCCTGATTATGGCTAACGATGGAAAGGCGTTTGGTGAGCCAGCCAAGCGTTATGCCCTTCAGTTGGCTCTTGAGCAGATTAAGGGATGCAAGTCTGAGTTCGGCTTCTCAAACGAACACATGGAACGCGGGCACGAACAGGAGCCCATTGCCCGCATGCTCTACGAAGAGATGAACTTCGTCGACGTGGATAACGGCGGGTTCTTTGATCACGAAACGTACGGCGACAGCCCTGACGGCCTCGTTGGCCAGGACGGGCTCGTTGAGATTAAGTCGGTCATTGCCGCCACTCACTACTCCACCCTCACCCGCGGTTCCTTCGATCCGGCATACAGATGGCAACTGGTCGGTCACCTTGATTGCTCTGGCAGGGATTGGGTGGACTTCATCAGCTACTGCTCAGACTTCCCGGACGGTAAACAGCTCATCGTCTATCGCCTTACAGCTGCTGAATGTGAAACAGAAATAGCCCGGCTACGCGCGCGCCGAAAAGACTTCCTCGAACTTGTTGCGGACACGAAGCACCGCATTCTGGAGCTCGAATGAAACGCACACCCTTCTACCGCAGGCCCGGGCGAACCGGGCAATTCTCCGGCCTCCGTGAACGAGTTATCTGGATGATTCAGACGCGCGGCCGCCCGGTAACCGGCAGCGAAATCGCTGAGAAGTTTGGCGTAACGCTCATCGAGTTTAACCGGGTTGCCAACGGCATTACCCGCGGCACCGGACAGATAGCGCAGCTCATTGAGTCGAAAAAATGGCTCAACGAGGACGGTATCTGCGACCGGACATTCGACCTGGTCACGAAGCCAAAGGTCGTAACGCCGCAGGGTAAATCGCGGCTGTTCACCCGGCGTGCCATTGAGCAATCGCAGGAAGGCCGACGGCAGGAGTGCATTGCGCGTGCCGCCCGCCGTCGTCGGCTGATTGCTCAGGGCCTCTACATCGACGAAATGGAGTCAGTGCTATGAAAGCATGGTCACTCGAAGAGCTGGCGCTGCTGTGGCGGCACTCAAACGCTGAAGTTGCAGAGATTACTGGCCGCAGCATTGGAGAGGTGGGAGATAAGCGGCTGCAAACCAATGTTGAACGTAATGGCTGGGATGTTAACGATCCGGAGCGGGAGGATGCATGACCGGAAAATACTCTCTTATCTACGCTGATCCACCCTGGTCTTACGGCAACACCATCAGTAACGGGGCCGCTGCCGATCACTACTCCACCATGAAGTTAATCGACATTAAGCGTCTGCCAGTGTGGGAACTTGCCGCCGAAAACTCGGTGCTGGCGATGTGGTACACCGGAACGCATAACCAGGAGGCTATCGAACTGGCTGAGGCCTGGGGTTTTACCGTTCGCACGATGAAGGGCTTCACCTGGGTGAAGCTGAATCAGAACGCCGAATTGCGCATCAACAAGGCGCTGGCTGAGGGTGAAGTCACCGACTTTTACGACTTCCTCGATCTGCTTAACGCCGAGACGCGCATGAACGGTGGCAACCACACCCGGGCCAATACCGAAGACCTGTTGATTGCCACCCGCGGCGCCGGTCTGGAGAGAAAGCACGCCGGGATTAAGCAGGTGGTATACAGCCCCCTCGGTGCGCACAGCAAAAAGCCTTGGGAAGTTCGCCACCGGCTGGAGCTGCTTTACGGCGATTTGCCGCGCATTGAGCTGTTTAGCCGCAGCGCGGCCCCGGGCTGGCACCACTGGGGAAATCAGTGCGCCACCGCCGCGGTAGAACTGCTGCCCGGTTGCGCCATCAATGTTGTGAAAACGGAGGCCGCATGACGCCAGAAACAGACAACGCCATCCGCGCCGCCTGCCGCCGGTGCACCGAAGAAATCCAGCAGGCAATGCGCAAGAAGCCAAAGCCTAACTGGAACGAAACGGTGCCTCCCATCATCAACAAGCATCACAAGAAAATTGAAGCTCTGGGAGTTAGCCTCCTGGAGTTCGTCGTCAAAACTGGCTGCCTTAACGGGCGGTTTGGAGCCGAACAATGAATATGAAAACTGAAAAAATCGTGATGATGGACAGCGATGAAGCGGCCAGCATCCAGACTGTAACTGGATGGGTAGACCGCCAAGGTCGTTTCTGGGGAAAAGACGAACACCAGGCGCGTTGGTGCGGCGCTACTCATCGCAAGTGTAAAAACAAACCTGATGAGCACCCTATTCATAGCACTCATGGCTATTGCGAAGAATGCCACCGCGAAAGCCGCCAGGCGAAGTTCGCTACCTTTGAGCGCGCGGTATGGGCCGGAGAGCCGCTAGTTATCTTTGATGATGACCGGTACTTTTTCGACGCTGAATCGCTGGCCGACTATTGCTATGAGCACTCCCTGCTGCCGAGTGAATTGCAGTTAATGATCTGCGAGCCTAACTACCCGCCGGAGTTCGACCTGGAACAGCACTGCGAAGAGATAATGCCTGATGGTGATGACTATTACTGCTTGCCGCAAGCTGTGCGTGATGCTGCTGAGGCGCTGAATAAGGCTCTGAAGGAAAGTGCTCCAGTATCGTGGAGCGCCAGCAATCGCGTGGCGATCGTCTCTGACGATATGCTCAACGACGAGCAGAAGGCCGAAATAATGGCGGAGCGAGCCGCATGAAATCGTTCATCACCCGGGAGCTTAAGGCTCCCTTTTTAATGCTGGCGTTCACATTCAACCGAATTAACCGACAGTTCCGGGAGCATTGACCATGGCCGACATCATAGACACCGCAGCAGAGATTGAAGAGCTTCAGCGTAACGCTGCCCTTTCCGCTCACCGGCTAAACCGCAACGCAGTATCAGCTGAGCGTTGCGCCGAGTGCGGCGAAGACATCCCGGCGCTGCGGCGCGCTGCCGTTCCCGGGTGCCAGACGTGCGCGGAGTGCCAGGGCGTCATCGAGCTACGGAATAAACAGAGAGGTATGTGATGGATTACAGCGAATTGAGTGACTATGAAGTTAGCAAGCGTGTAGCTATGGCGGTCGGCGGCTTCCACGATGAAGATTTTTGCGAAACTCATTCAGTTATTTTTAGACGTCATGGGCGACATCAATACTCGTTTTTCGAGCCATGCACAAACCCAAATGATGCATGGCCAATCATCGCGGAGAACAGAATCAGCATACTGTTTGATGGCACTGATTCAAGATATGAAGGTGAACATCACCAGTGGTGCGACGCAATATCACCATGTCAAAAGTTCGGGATTAAGCATCAGTTAAACCCACTCCGTGCCGCGATGATCGTCTTCCTAATGATGCAGGAGCCAGCCAATGTTCCAACTAATTCAACGAGGTCAGATTTACGCTGACCAGCACGGTTGGCCCGTCATCATCCACAGCTGCACATCACAGATAGTCCGCTACTGGCGACAGGGCCGGATCAATACCGCTTCAATCGACCGATTCAACAATGATTTTGAGCACCTCGATCACCGTGAGGCGGCACAGATACGCGCTGAACTGGAGACGAGTGAGCACCTTAAATCGCTGCGCACCCAGCGTGCGGCATGAGGAGAAAGCGTGAAACCTTACGAATCGAAGAAATCACAGTTCACCAGAAACCTGATCCGGCGGCGGCACGCTGAATGGTCAGAAAAGACCTTCGGCAACGTCGGTCCCATCGGACCGCTGAAACACCTTTCAAAAGAGGCGCTGGAAGCTGCAGCCGATCCTGGCGACCTCAGTGAATGGGCTGATATGCAGTTCCTGCTTTGGGACGCGCAGCGGCGCGCCGGTATCACCGATGAGCAAATCACCGCGGCGCTGGAAGAAAAGCTGAAGGTGAACATAGCTCGCCACTGGCCGGAGCCGAAAGACGGCGAACCGCGCCTTCACATCAAATCATGACGCAACTGATAGCCAGTTATGAGCTGGCTATTGGGTGCGAAAGCACTGCCACATCATCCCTTTTGCCCGGCCCCGCGCCGGGCTTCTTTTTGCCTGGAGAACACAGATGAATGACAGCATCCTGGTTACAAGCGAAATCCTTGCCCGTTACAAAATTTCCCGCAGCACGCTCTATTTCTGGAGCACACCAGAACGCATGCCATCCTGCTTCTCTTGCCCGTTCCCGAAACCAACCATACCAGGGAACCCTAAGCGGTGGCGCGAATCGGAAATTAAGTCATGGGAGGATAAAGTCAATTTCACTAAAGGGGATATCCAATAA